ATAAAGGCCAATAGGCCGGACAAGTACAAGGAATATTATGGCTGAGTTTAGTAGATTGCCCACACAGGAAGAGTTGTCTAGAATGCTGTATCAAATGCAGTTAGGTAATAGATCGCAACAAGATATTATTAATGAGAACCTAGCCAAGGGTTCTACTGTAAAGCCTATTCCTGACAATATATTTCAGAAAATGGCTGGTGGCGCTCAGACTGCTAAAGAACAAGTCAATAAGCTAGGCAATATGTCAGATATTGCAAAACTATTTCCCGGCTACACAGGCCAATCTCAAGTAACAATCCCAACTGATTACAATTTAGCACCTAAACAAGATGTTTACGGTGGTTTGAGACCACAAGGTATGCAGACGCAGCAAGTGAATATAGATCAGCTACTGAAGGCAATTAAACCTGCTGATGTGCTTGGTCTTACAGGTGCGCAGCAAGCGTATAGCGATATGGGTATTGGTAAGGCTCCTAAGCCAATGGATGTGCTGGACATAGCTGGACTTGGTGCTACTGGGTTAGGTGCTGGTAAGGGATTGTTAAAAGCTGGCGTAGAGGCAGGTAAATATGCAGCTCCTACTGTTGGAAGAATGGCAGAGCAGTATGCTGTTAATACTGGTTTACTGTCTCCTTTGGTTGCTTATCATGGAACACCACATACTTTTGACCAATTTGATATTAGCAAAGTAGGCACTGGTGAGGGCGCACAAGCATATGGACATGGAATTTACTTTGCAGAAGCACCAGGCGTAGCACGTGGTTATCAAATGGCTCTGGCTAATAAATCTGGTGAGATTACTACTATTGGTGGCAATCCAATTAATGATTTATACCAAAAAATAGAAAACCAAGCGAATAAATTGCCTCCAAAAGAAGCACAAATTGAATATGAAAAAGCCGCAATGCTTGAAAAGATGATGTTAGATACTCCTCCTGATGAGCTTATTAGTTATGCTAAAGATATAGGTTCCGATCCAAAGGTTATTAGCTGGCTTGAAAAGGAAATTGCTCCAAAAACTAAATTTCCAGGTTCATTATTTAAAGTAGATATACCTGATAAAGCTGTTGAAACATTTATGGAATGGGATAAACCATTAAAAGATCAGCCTGAAGTGTTAAGAAAAATACGGTCAACAATTGATGATAAAGATTTATTAAAATCATTTGATTACAATGTTGATAAAGGAATATCTGGTGGAAATGCTTACAGTAGTTGGGTAAATGGCAAATTGCCAAAAGATAAATCTGAAACATTAAATAAAGCAGGAATTCAAGGAATTAAGTATTTAGATCAAGGTAGTAGAATGGAAGGTACTGGAACTAAGAATTTTGTTGTATTTGATCCTAATATTGTGAAGATGCTAGAGAGAAACAATAAGTCTATGGTTCCAGTTAAGGAAACTACTGCTGATCTTGTATCTAAAGCTAGATTAGCATACGAACAAAATCCTAATGACTCTAATCTATGGAAAGAATATTTAAGATTACGTAGCATTAGAGACGCAGAGAAGTAATAGCATGACACCAGAAAGGTAATGCAAAAATGGAAACAAACGAAGTTAAAGAAACTGTAAGTAACTGGAAAGTAGGGGACGGTACTGCTGGCCCAGGTAGACCTAAAGGAGTGCCTAATAGATCGACTCAGATCGTGCGAGAAGCTATCGCAAACCTATTAGAACGCAATGCTCCTAACATGGACAAGTGGCTGAATGAGGTGGCTTCTGAAGACCCGTATAAGGCCTTAGATTTGATGAACAAGCTGAGTGAATATCATATTCCTAAGCTGGCTAGGACTGAGGTAACAGGTATGGATGGTGGCCCACAAGAGATGAAGGTTACATGGCAGAAGTAGTTATACCGTACAAGCCTAGAGAGCAGCAGTTAGCTATTCATGAGACTGTAGACTCTAGTCGGTTCACTGTGGTTGTTGCCCATCGTCGTATGGGTAAGACTGTTAGTGCTATTAATCATCTTATAAAGGCAGCAATCGAGTGTGATAAGCCTAATCCTAGATTTGCCTATATTGCTCCTACTTACGCTCAGTCGAAGCGTGTCGCTTGGGATTATCTACTTGAATTTACTCGTCCACTTGGTGGCAAGGCTAATATTCAGGAGCTTAGGGTTGATTTTTGGGGCCGCAGGATTAGTCTTTACGGCTCTGACAATGCCGATTCTCTACGGGGCCAGTATTTTGACGGGGTTGTGCTTGACGAGATTGGGGATCAAAATCCGAAAATCTGGAACGAAGTAGTTCGTCCTGCATTAGCTGACCGCATGGGATGGTGCTTGTTTATTGGCACACCAAAGGGCCGCAATCACTTTGCTGACTTTAGGGATCGCGCTGCTGAGACTGAGGGCTGGAAGCTATTAGAGTTTAAGGCTAGTGAGACTGGTGTGCTTGCTGACTCAGAGTTGAATGCAGCCAGGCTTGAGATGGGTGAGGATAAGTATCAGCAGGAGTTTGAATGTAACTTTAACTCAGCCGTAGAGGGTAGCTATTATGGGCAGATTATCAATGATCTTGAAGCGAAGGGTCGCGTCACCCATATTGACCGCGATGATCTTTGTAAGTCTTACGTTTCTTGGGATTTGGGTATGGGCGACTCTACTTGTCTGTGGGTGGCTCAATTGGTTGGCAAAGAAGTTAGGCTTATTGATTGCGTGGAAAACCACGGGGTCGGGCTTGATTGGTATGTCAATTGGCTCAAAGAGAATAGATATGAGCATTACGACCAGTACTTACCACATGACGTTGAAGTCCGTGAGTTGGGGACAGGTAAAAGCCGTAAAGAAATGCTGCAAGAATCCGGATTGCAGATCACGGTTGCACCAAGACTGTCGGTAGCTGATGGTATTCAGGCCGTTAGACGCTTGCTCCCAAGGTGCTGGTTTGATCCTAAGACTAAGAATGGATTGAACGCTATTCGCAACTACAGGCGTGAGTTTAATGAGCGTCAAGGCGTGTATTACGAAAAACCACTGCATGATTGGGCATCACATTACAGTGATTCATTCAGATATTTGGCAATAACTCTTGACGAGCGAGCTGATTCGTGGTCTACAAGTTTGCCTATTCAAACTGGATGGGTTGTATAATATGTATAGAAAATGCTAGAAAATGAACATGTTTTAAATATATGTTCATAAAACGCAAAAAGGTATACACATGGAATCAGGTTCAGTAAAAGGTATATTAGAAGCAGAGATTGATAACTCTATTGGGTTTATCGACTCTGAGACTAGTAATGATCGCACCAAGGCACTTGAGTATTATCTTCGCTATCCATATGGTAATGAAGTAGAAGGACGTAGTCAGATCGTCACTGGTGAGGTTGCTGAAGCAATTGATGGTGCATTACCACAATTAATCCGTGTGTTTACTACCACTGAGGACATTGTTTACTTTGAACCAAAGTCACAGAATGACGAAGAAACAGCTAAACAAGCTACGGATTACTGTAACTGGGTATTCTATCGTGAGAATGATGGCCTGATTATCCTGCATAACTGGTTTAAAGATGCTCTGCTACAGAAAAACGGTATTGTCAAAGCGTACTGGGATGCTAAGGAAGATGTAGTCAAAGAGAAGTATCGCAATCTGACTGAAGATGAGCTGGCACTATTGATGTCTGATGGTTCGCTTGAGATTGTCCGTCAGAAGGTAGACATGGTTGATGTTGGTATTGGCGAGTTTGGTATGCCAATTCAAGCCCCATCGTACTCAGTAACTGTTAAAAAGGTTCTCAAGTCAGGTCAAGTCAGGATTGAGAATGTCCCGCCTGAAGAGTTCCTTATCTCCAAGTCTGCTAAGACTGTACAAGATTCCCCATTCGTAGCCCATCGTCGCTTGATGCCACGGTCAGACTTGATTGCTATGGGATACAGCAAGGATACGGTAGATAATCTACCCGCATACGATGATCTTAGCTTTACTCAGGAGCGTATTGCTCGATTCAGTCAGGGTGAGAATCCAGATGACTCTAATAGCCTTGATCCTGCTATGCAGAATATTGAGGTCTATGAGTGTTACATTCGCATCGATGAAGATGATGATGGAATTGCTGAGCTTCGTCGTATTGTCTATTGTGGTAGCGAAATCCTAGGGGATGAAGAGATTGATGAAATTCCGTTTCATTCTATCTGCCCGATTCCTATTCCTCATAAGTTCTTCGGTCAGTCACTTGCTGATCGTACTATGGATATTCAGCTAATCAAGTCTACGGTTACTCGTCAGATGCTTGATAACTTGTATCTGACTAACAATGCTCGTGTTGGTGTTGTTGATGGCCAGGTCAATCTGGATGACATGCTGAATGCTACGCCTGGTGGCATTATCCGCGTCAAGAGTCCAACTGCAATTATTCCAATGCAAGTCCCATCAGTGACTGCACAGGCATTTCCAATGCTTGAATATATGGATAGCGTACAAGCTAAGCGTACAGGCGTTAATGATGCTCAGCAAGGTCTTGACCCAGATGTTTTGTCAAACGTCACTGCGGCTGCTGTAGCGGCTATGGTGAAGTCTAATTCAGGTAAGTTAGAACTGATTGCTCGTATCTTTGCTGAGACTGGTGTTAAGAGTTTGTTCCGTGGCATCTTGCACTTGCTTGGCAAGTATCAGGATAAAGAGAAAATCGTAAGAATGAGAGGTAAGTATGTTGCTTTCGATCCTCGCACTTGGGCTAATGAGTACGATGTATCTGTTAATGTTGGCTTGGGTTCTGGGGATAGAGATCAGAAACTGACCATGCTGCAAATGATTCTGTCTAAACAAGAACAGATTTTGCAACAGTTTGGCCCTGCTAACCCATTGGTAACGGTGGGACAGTATCGCAACACATTAGCTAAGTTTATTGAATCTGCTGGATTTAAAGACGCTAATGAATTCCTCAATGAGATTACTCCGGAACAAGATGCACAACTTGCTCAGCCTAAACCGCCAACTCCTGATGCCCAAGCAGAGGCTGCTAAGATGTTCGCAGACATTGAGCGCGAAAAGACACAGGCTAAATCTCAGATTGAAGCTGCAAAACTTGATCTTCAAAAACAGCAATTGGAAGCAGAATATACTCGTAAGGGTATTGAGATGCAGATGAAGAATCAGAAAGATACTTCAGAGATTAAGATTAAAGAGGCTCAATTAGCGGTACAGCAATTGCAAGCTATTCTGGCTATGGATATTGCTGATGAAGATAGTCGCAATAAACAGGCTGATATTGTATTAAAAGCAATCCGTGAACTTGGGAGCTTAACAGGTGGATAAAGCAGCATGGGCTAATACATTGGTTAACGATCCTTTGTTTCAGGAGTTAATCGCTGATCTTAAATCTATTGAGCATGGCAAGTTTGCCGCTAGTGATACATACGATACTGATATTCGTGAAGCTGCTTATATTAGATTGCGAGTTATTGAGGATATTGAGAATCAACTTCAAAGCATGGGATCGCAGAAGCTGATTAATGATAAACGCTGGAAGATTTTGTAGGTCGTGTAGGGCGAATCCCTATATAATTAAGGAAATGAAAACACATGAGCGATACTGAAAGCACCAATCCAGAAGGAAGTGCGCAGTTAGACGTAGGTAGTGCAGCTAACGCTATTTTGGGCTTAATGGGTGGCGACGAAGGCTCCGAAAAGGAACAACCTGAAAGCCAAGCAGAAGCCAACGATAGCGAGGCCGAATCAGATGACTATGAGCAATCAGAAGAGTCTGAGGTAGAACAAGAAGATAGCGAGGATGAGTCACAGGCACAGACATTCCGAGTCAAAGCAGCAGGTGAGGAAAAAGACGTTACCCTTGATGAACTTATTAAGTCTTATCAACTTGGCACAGATTACACACGGAAATCGCAGGCTGTAGCTGAAGAACGCAAGGCAGTAGAGGCCGAACGCCATGCTGTTCAGGAAGCTAAGCAATTGCGGGATGTCTATGCAGAGCGATTGCAAGTCATCGAGCAGATGCTTAATCAGCCGCAACAAGAGGAAAACCTCGAATACCTGAAAGAGACTGATCCTATTGGCTATGCAGTAAAGGTAGCTGAGTTGTCTCAGAGGGAAAAGCAGTTAATGCAAGTTCGTGTAGAACGTGAGCGTATCTCACAGCAGCAGGAACATGATAGGCAACAGCAACTTCGTTACAAGATTAGCGAAGAAGCCAATAAGCTAGTCGCTGCATTACCTGAGTATGCTGATCCTGTTAAGGGTGATGCTATTCGTAAAGATGTGCGGAATTATGGCAAGCAAGCTGGATTCTCTGATGATGAATTGGCTAATGTCTATGATTCTCGCGCAGTAATAACACTTTGGAAGGCTATGCAGTTTGATAAATTGCAAGCATCCAAGCCTGGCATTACGAAGAAGGTGAATGAAGCACCACGAACAATGAAATCTGGTGTGACTCAGCCTCGTGAAGCTAGTAGCGAAGAACTGAAAAAACTGAAGGCTAGAGCGAAACAATCCGGACGGGTTGCAGATGCCGCAGCCGCATTTGAACGATTTTTATAAGGAATTATCATGGCAAATTATCAAACTTATACCGCAATTGGTCAACGTGAAGACCTGTCGGATATTATCTATAACATCTCGCCAACTGAGACACCGATCTTCTCGTCTATTGGCAAGACTAAAGCTACTGCTGTTTACCATGAGTGGCAAACTGATAGCTTGGCTGCTGCAACTACTGCCAATGCTGCTGTTGAGGGTGCAGACGCTTCCTCTGCAACTATGTCTCCAACGACTCGCGTAGGTAACTACACACAGATCGTGCAGAAGACTGTCCAAGTGTCCGGCACTTTGGATAGCGTCAACAAGGCTGGTCGTAAGTCTGAAAAGGCTTATCAACTGTCTAAAGCCTCGCAAGAGCTGAAGCGTGATCTGGAAACCATCATCACTGCTAATCAAGGTAAGTCTGCTGGCACTTCAACTGTGGCCCGTACAATGGGTTCGCTGCTGTCGTGGATTAAGACTAACTCTTCGCAAGGCGCTGGTGGTTCTGCTCCTGCAACTTCGGGTACTTCTACCCGTACTGACGGTACACAACGTACTGCTACTGAAGCACTGATGAAGACTGTTATCGCTTCGATCTTTGACCAAGGTGGTATGCCTAAAGCCGTGTTTGTTGGTTCGGCTGGTAAGCAGAAGGTTTCGACATTTGCTGGTATCGCAGTTAATCGTTATCAGATCACGAAGCCTGAAGCTGGTGTGATTATCGGTGCTGCTGATATTTATCAATCAGACTTCGGTCAACTGTCTATCGTGCCTAACCGTTTCATGCGTGATCGCGATATGCTAATTCTTGATCCTGAGTACGCTGCAATGGCTTTCCTCCGCCCATTCATGACGAATGAACTGGCTAAGGTTGGCGATTCGGACCGTACCCAGATTCTGGCTGAGGTAACTCTGGAAGTGAAGAACGAAGCTGCTCACGGTATCGTGGCTGACTTGAACTTCGCACTGTAATGAAACTAGCCCCTGTCTTCGGATGGGGGCTTTTTATAAAGAGACATGACAAACTTTAGACACCAAAAAGTACATTCGGACGGTGATGGCGGCATTATCATCGAAACTAACCAAGATATTTCTGACATTCTTGCACGTAACAAGATGCTGCAAGAGGCAGACAAAGCTAGAACTGGCGCAACTGAAGACTTGCATTTGATTGGCTCAATACCGTTTACGGCAATTGATAAGCTAAATACAATGGGAATCATGCGAGGTTTTGCTGTTGTGGATGAACCTGCTTTTAAGCGGTGGTTGAATCATCCAGAACAAGATGCTTTGAAAATATATCGGGGGCGTGTATGAGAGTTGGAGTCTGTATTCCTTGTCGCGATGAAGTACATACAGGATTCGCATTTGATTTTGCTCGTATGACTGCACATGATGCGTCTGTGCGATGCAAAGATGGTAAAGGTGGCCTAAGCCTTTACACGATGCCAGGCACGTTGATCTTTGACCAGCGTGAAAAGTTAGTGCAGGTGGCTTTGAAAGAGGGTTGTGATGCAGTCTTGTTTATTGACAGTGACATGCGTTTTCCTCATGACATTATTGACATCATGTTGAGTAGAGAAGTTGGTATTGTTGGTGTTAATGCGGTTACTCGCAGAAAACCATGTATGCCAACAACTAAGCTGCTAGTTAAGACTGAAGATGAGAAGGGTATTAGACACCATTGGTCTAATGTTGACTCTCGCGGTAAAGTTGGAATGGATAAAGTTACAGCAGTTGGATTCGGCGCTGTAATGATTCGCAAGGAAGTATTTGAAAAGGTATCACAGCCGTGGTTTGATGCTGGCTGGGGGCCTACTGGTGTGGTTGGTGAGGACGTACACTTCTGTGTGAAGGCTGGTGACAATGGCTTTGATACATGGGTAGACCATGAACTCTCGATGCACATCAAACATATTGGTACGTATGAATATAGCTGGGATGATTTCCAGACACTAGAGGAATAACATGGCTTTTGACAGTTACAGCTCATTAAAGACAACTATTTCTAGCTACTTGGCTCGCAATGATCTGGATTCTGTCATACCAGACTTTATTCGTTTAGCTGAATTGCGATTGCAGCGAGAATTACGCATTC